GAAATAAATTTAGGAAAAATAGATGAGGCTACGTTTATAATTTTTACTGTAAATGAGATAATGGCAGAGTATATTGTGTCTTTAACTAAAAGAGCAAAAGTAAAAATTATTATTTCTGACTTGATGAATAGTCAACGGGAAAAAGAAAGGCTAATAACAAGACTTCTTGAAAAAGGATGTGAGGATGTTGTTTTTTGTCATAATCACGCTAAAGTAGTTACGGCAAAAATTGGAGATAATTATATCACACTAACAGGATCAATGAACTCGGGGAATAACGCAAGGATAGAGACACTTGAAATTTTTAATTGCGAGAAAATGTATAACTTTATTGCAAAACAGTACGAATACTTAAAACAGCATTTTAGAATAAAACCAAGATATTTTGACTAATGAGCAAACCACGTATCAATAAACAGAAGGCAAAAGAGATAATCCTATCCAGTATTGAAGAGGGGTTGACTTTTACTGATACACTTGGTGTAATTCGAAGTAATTCGGTGATAGCAGAAAGCACCTTTACACTTTATTGGAAAGAGTGTTCTAAAAAGTATTTAGAGAGGCAAAAGAGGCTTGAAAAAAAGAAAGATGAGGTAAGGGTTGAGATGGAAAAAGAAGCTGTTAAATATGATATTTTGACTCGTTTTGAACGTTTAGAGATAGCCACGAAAATAGCACGTAACAACCCTCGCAGGGTCCCAACGAAATTAGATAGTAGTGGGACGCCGATTGAATTCTCGTTGTTTTATAATTCGGGTGCTGAGGTTATACGGGCGTTAGATTATTTAAGTAAGGTGGAGGGTGATTATGCCCCTGAAAAACAAGAAGTAGAGTTAAAAAATATTGACCCCTTTGCGCAGATGAGGAGGAATCATGGAATTGACGAGGAGGCAGAGAGTAGCGTATAAATATCTTACGGATGACAAGACAAGTTATATTGGGTATGGGGGGTCGGGCGGAGGTGGTAAGTCAATTTTGGGGTCGTTCTGGCTTATGGAGTGGGGTTATTATATGCCCGGAGCAAGATTTTTCATTGGCAGGGACTCAATCAAAGATATTAGGGAGAGTGTGACGCCGGCATGGATGGAGGTTTCGGAGATGGTAGGTTTTAGAGGTTTTACGGTAACAAGTGATGGGATAAGATTCAAGAACGGGACAGAGATAGCTTATCTTGATTTAGCGTATTACCCGTTCAAAGACCCGGAGTACTCCCGGTTAGGATCAAAAGGCTACACCGGAGGATGGATAGAAGAAGCACATCAGGTAAATGGCAAAGCTTTTGAGGTTTTAAAAACAAGGATAGGACGTTGGAAGGGGAGAGAGGTAAAAGCAAAGATGTTATGTACGTTTAACCCAGCTAAGAACTGGGTTGACAAAGTGTTTTACCGCCCGATGGTTAAGGGAGAGCTCCCGGATGACACAAAGTTTGTGCATGCCTTGCCGAAAGACAACCCGTATCTTTCAGAAGACTATATAAGGCGGTTACATGAGTTATCAAACGAGTCTTTAAAACAAAGATTATTGTTTGGAAACTTCGACTATGATGATGACCCTACGTCGTTGATTCCGTATAACAAAATCACCGACCTTTGGAGCAATAGCCATGTAGGGGGAGGTGAGAGGTACATATCGGCTGATATTGCACGCTATGGGAAGGATTCTACTGTGATAATGGTCTGGGAGGGATTAAGGGTGATAGATATTATAGAGCTCAAGAAACACGGCATAAATGAAATTGTGGGGGTGGTTGACGCAATTAAGACAAAATATAACGTACCTTTGTCAAATGTAATAGCTGATGAAGACGGATTAGGAGGAGGGGTGGTTGACTTTTTAGGGTGTGAAGGGTTTATTGCTAACAGTAGTCCGATAGATGGAAACTTCAACAACTTAAAAAGTCAGTGCTATTTTAAGTTAGCTGACATGGTGAATGAGAATAAAATATACATAACAGACGAGACGTTCAGAGATAACATAGAACAAGAATTAGCGCAGGTGAAAAACATGAGCATGGACAGAGATGGCAAGAGGCAGATACTACCGAAAGAAAAAGTAAAAGCCGAGATAGGCCGTTCGCCCGATTTTGCAGACACATTGATGATGCGTATGTATTTTGAGTTAGTCCCGAGAGGAGTAAATTTAAGAGGAGTATTTTTCTGATGGATGAGATATTTAACAAAACAGCAGAAGAAGCTGTAAAAGAGCTGACAGACGTAAAGGTACATAATATTTACGAGAAATCGAAAAACGAGATTGAGGTAAGCAAGCATGATATTTACGACATCATTAAACACAGTGATCGCACGGTGGCAGGGAAAAAAATTCCTCGTAACAGGATTGGGCTTAATCTACAACAAAAGATAGTAGAGGCTGCTGTCGCTTTTCTTTTTAAGAATAAAGTTCTTTTAAAAAGCACGGAAGAATCCGATTTTACGAACCTTATTGATTTCTTGTTAGACAAGAACAAAATATACTCATTCAATAGGAAGATAGCGAGGACACTGTTCACTGATGGCGAAGTAGCTGAATATTGGTATCCGGTTGAAAGCAAAGGATTTTGGGATGGAAGACTAAATAGTAATGTATGTTATAGAGTGACGTATTTTGCACCATCAAATCAGGACACTTTATACCCCTATTTTGATGAGTACAGAGACTTGAAGGCTTTCAGTAGGAAGTACACAAGAAAAGACGATGTAGAAGTCTTAGACGTGTGGACAGATAAATGGATAGCAAAGTATGTAAACAAAGAGAAATGGGAGTTAGAATCGTTAGAAAAAAACAGGCTCGAGAAAATCCCTATCATTTACTACAGGCAGGAAAAATCCGAGTGGTCTGATCAGCAGCATCTAATCGAAAGAGTAGAAAAGCTGCTTTCCAATTTAGCTGACACGAACGACTATTTCGGGAGTCCGTTGATTGCTGTTAACGGTAAAGTTCTTTCGTTGCCCGAGAAACAAGACGACAGGAAAGTAATAGAGCTACAAGGGGGTGCAGATATAAAATATCTGACATGGGATAATGCGCCGGCTGCGGTAGAGTTAGAATATAATTTGTTGATGAGTCAGATATTTTACGGATCATCGACCCCGAATGTTTCTTTTGACAACATAAAAGGGATTAACAACACGAGCGGCATTGCATTACAGCTGATGTTTGAAGATGCTCACATGAAAGCTGACAACAAGTTAGAGGTGTTTGATGAGATGTTTGCAAGAAGGATTTCTATCTTGAAAAGGATTGTCGGGTTATTGTCTGGTAAAGAAATAAAAGAAGATGTTTGGTTAGAGATAACACCTTACTTACCTAAGAACCGATTAGAAGAATTACAGATGTTGTTTATGCTGTCTGGAGGGCAGAAGCTCGTATCGCAGAGAACGGGAGTAGCATCAACAGGATTCGTCGAAGACGCAGACAAAGAGATGGAGCAAATAGACTTAGAAAGGATAAAAGAATTAGGAGAGAGCTACCGATGAAAAGGTTCAAGTGTATCTTAGAAGATGGAGTTGACATGATTTCTGGGGAATCTACGTATGTTGACTCAGAGGTTTATATAAACCCGAAACACGTAGAGGCGTTGACCCCGTTCAGTAAAGGAGCAACGGTAGTTAGGATGATAAGTGGGACGAGTGTAATTGTAAAAGAACCGATCGAAACAGTAAAAGAGTGGATAAGAGGCTCAAACAGATAGAAAAAGAAGTACAGAATATTTATTCTGTTACTGGTAAAAAAATAATGAGCATTGTCGGGACGAGTGATATGACTTACGACAAGTTGCAGTCTTTATTTAAAGCTATTTTTGAAAGGATGGTTAAAGACTTGGAATTGGTCTTACATCAGAATATCTTAGCAGAGTGGAAAAGGGGAGATGAGTTAGGTACGCAAATGATAGTGAACAAACTAACGGGAAAAATTTCACAAGAGGCTATTGACAAGCTATGGGAATACAAGAACACATCCTCTGCTGTTGAGATGATACAACAACGGATGAAGCATGGGTTTAATCTATCTGAAAGAATATGGGAATTAGCGAACGACTACAATAGAGACTTAGAACTGTTAGCAGGGGTTAAATCGGGGAGGTCGGCCGTAGAATTAGCGACAGACTTGATGAAGTACTTGAACGATCTTGATGGGACATTAAAGTATATGCTTAAAGGATGGGAAGGGAAGCAAAAACCTATATGGATAGAAAACTTATTAGAGGCAAAAGGCTATTCTTCAAGCTATAAAAATGCGTTAAGGTTGGCACGCACAGAGATCAACATGGCTTACCGCAGAGGCGAGAACGCAAAGTATCAGTCATTAAATTTTGTTGCAGGGTTTACGGTTAACTTAAGCAACAGACATATTGTTTACGATATTTGTGATGAGCTACAAGGTGAGTACCCTGTAGATTTTATCTATGTAGGCTGGCATCCGAATTGTTTGTGTTTTATGACTCCAATCCTCTGCACGAATTACAAAGAGATTGAAAGGGCTATCTTAACCGGAGAAGCTGTAAGATGCGCAAACAAAATAACAGATGTATCGGCTAACTTCAAGGTTTGGAAAAAGCTTAACATGGACAGGATAAATAAAATGAAGAATAAACCTTATTTTGTATTGGATAATAATAAATATTTTTATGAAGAATAAAATTTTTGAGCAGCTAAAACAAAAGTACACCGGAGTAGATTCCGAGTTGTTGGAGTTGTATTCTGTTGGGTTAGCAGCAAAGGCAGAGAAAGAGGAGGACATCGAGGACTTGATAAAAGGGTTAGATGATCTTGTCTTTGGGATAGAGGAGCAGAATGCTCTTTTACAGAAAAAAGGTGACCGGAGGGTAACGGAAGCTTTGAAGAAACAAAAACAAACGGGGGGCGAGCAAGCAACCCATCAAGAAGAGGGGGCTAAGGTGGCAACCATTGAAGACCTCGTGAAAGAGGTTACAGAGTTAAAGCAGCGCACGATCAAAGCTGATAAAGTGGCACAGTTCAACAGATTGATGGAAAAAGAAAACATTCCTAAATCGTATTACGTAAGGGTCGAGGTAGCTCACGATACTGACGTAGAAGAACTGTCAAAGACGGTATCTGGTGATTATGCGGAGTTTTTGAAAGAGTTCAACGAAAAAGAACTTCTGAAACAAGGGAAACCCGGACAAGGTGTACCTAAGTCCGATGAGGTTTCTAAAGAGATGAAGGCCTTTATCGAAGGACGCAAGAGTGATAAATTAATTTAAAGAGAAATGCAAAATTTTCAAAAAACAGAAAGCTCTAAACCTATCGCTTGGTTGCATCAGATAGCAGATATTCCAGGAGGGGGTGTGATAGAGTATGAAGGAGACGGGGTACCGGCAGGCACACCTGTCTCGATAGTGAACGGGAGGTTTAAGAAGTATCGTTTTGCTGTGGTGGAAACTTTAGCAGCTGATGATGCTACGAGCATCCGGATTCACAAAGGACATGAACTGAAAGTAGGCGATGTTATCAAGCCGAGAGGCGGAGCAGGAGTTAGTAAAGCTATTGCCACATTGGTAACGACAGAGGACGATTATGACACTATAACGGTAGCAGTAACGTTAGGCGTTCAGCTTGCGGTAGGTGATATGCTTGTTATAGCAGACAAAGTCGGATCGGACGCCGTAGATAAATATGAGCCACCTGTGGGGTTGACAGGAGAGGATGTGATAGAGGTAGAAGACGGTAACGTAGGTGTTAGCGTCTGGGTAATTGGAGTGTTAAAGAAAGAGTACCAGCACCCGTTGTTTGAGTACTTAAGAGGAGACATTCCTGGAATCATAACAGTTTAAGGAAATGGAGAGATCATTGTTACATGGCATTAGCCAGCAGGATATGCAAGCGTTTTTAGATTCGTTTGAGTCCGCATTCAACTATCCGAGATTTTTTCCTTTAGAGTTCACTCCGTCTCTGACGTGGCAATCTCTAAGAGGAAAATCCGGTGTACCGGTAGCTGCGGACGTAGTGGCTTTTGATGCAACATCGAGGGAGAAGACACGAGAGGTCGTAAGAAAGGCCTACGGAGACATCCCTAAGATCGAGATCAAAAGGGGGTTAAAGGAAAAAGAGCTGAATGAATATCAGCAGCTTTTGAAGTATGCTAACACACGTTCAGGAGCGGAAGCCCTTTTAGACTTCGTTTATGGAGACGTAGAGTTTGTCTGGAACGGAGTTAATGCTCGCTTAGAGTGGTTAGCGATGCAGGCCGCATCGAAAGGGCGGATAACGCTTACAGGAGACAACAACATTGGATTAGTAACAGAGACAGATGTTACGTTTAACATCCCAGATTTGAATAAGATCGGGTCATATGATAACGTTTTTGATACTAAGAAAAGATGGAACGAGGCTTCGGCAAAGCCGTTAAGTCAGATAAGGACTATCGTAAAGGCAGCCCGTAAGCAGGGTGTTATCTTGCGGTATATCTTTATGGACAGCGGCACGTTTGATGTGTTTGTCTCTAATGAGGAGGTTGTTGCTTTAGCGGCTGCTTGGCTCAACAGAGCGTTGCAGTTAACGCAGACACCTGTATTAGAAGAAGTCAACATCGCACTTCGTAACGCCAACCTGCCTGAGATAGTTATTGTTGATTCTATTGTCAGTGTAGAAAGCAAAACCGGAGTGATAACTCCTACCGAGACTTGGGATAAAGGAAAAGTAACCTTTGTTACCGATTTACAGTTCGGAAGTACGATGTATGCGCCGTTAGCGGCAGAGATGATCGAATCGCCTTCTACGAAAGCAAAGCGTTCTCATGTCCTAATTGAAAAATGGGGACAGGTAGAGCCTGTAGCAGAGTGGACGAAGGGATCGGCAAATGCTTTTCCGGTGATCAACGACCCGGATAGTGTGTTTATTTTAGATGCTTATCACAAAGGTTGGGAAACAGATAGCATATGATTATTATAGATGCCTTGCGCTCGGAGTGTGTACCGTATTCTATCAGTGAGCTTACACTGCAGAAATCGTTAATTGATTTAGGGCTTAATCCGGCTGACGAGTACTCGCAGAAGGACAGAGAAAAGGTCAATGAAGCGGTTTTGAATGTTCTGAAAAAGTTACTCGTTTTAAAGAGTGAATCGGAGGACGGGTTCTCGCAGAATTTTGACATAGAAGCTTTACGGAAAAGGATACAAGAACTTTCGGGCGAAGACGACAGACCTACTGT